TGCTGATTACTTTACATAGACCAAGTAACGTAGATGATTTGGATAAATTGAAGGAAATATTCGATGATCTTGAAGAATTGAGTAAGACGGAAACACTTGTGTATCCAATTCATCCGAGAACCAAGAATAACTTGGAAAAACTGGGATATCTGCGAAAAGTCCAAGAAAATCCCAATATAATTTTGGATGAACCACTGGGTTATTTAGAATTCACGTGTTTAATGGCGAATTGTAAATATTTGGTGACGGATAGCGGAGGATTACAAGAAGAGAGTACATCGTTAGATATTCCTTGTTTTACTTTGCGTGAAAATACAGAACGTCCAAGTACATTTATCGAAAATCACGGTACAAATCAATTGATCCATAAAATTAGTGAAATCGAATTGAAAGAATGTAAAGGGAGTATGGATTTATGGGATGGTAAGAGTAGTGAAAGAATAAATATAATAATTATGAATATGAAATTAAAATCGCTAATATATCATGATAACCGAGAAAATTATAGAAAAAAATCTTATGCGTGGAATAAATTTACTACAATAGAGTTTTTAAAAAATAAAATATATAATTTTAAATCTTCCGTTATAAAAACAGTTAATGTTTTCGATGATATACCAAAAGATTTACATAATATGGTTTTGAAAAATTTCTACGGTTGTTGTGGTAAATCTGTATATGTATTACGTAAAATTAATGATAATATCTATGAAGATATATTACACAAAAAAACTATAAATAAAGAAGACATTACTGATATCTTAGAAAGCGATAAGGGTAATTTTTTTATTGAAAAAAATATAACGGACGATTCAAATAAAATACCTTATGATATAAAATTTCATATTTGTAATGGTAATGTTTTATTCGCATTTATTTATGATAGAAATAATAAAAATACAAAATGTTTACTAGATGCTAATGGTAAATTAATAAGTTGCGATAGTTTTTATTTAGATAAAAATTGGTCAAAAGAAAACGGATTTGCAGAAAATAATGAATTAATTAATACAATAGACACCGATATGTTTATTGAAATTAGAAATAACGCATTAGATGTATATAATAAATTAGAATTGGATTATTGTAGCATAGATTATTTATATTATAAAAACAAATACTCATTTTGTGAATTAACCCCTACACCCGGAGCATTTATTCTTAACATTCAATACAAATATTGTAAAATGTTCTTTTAACAAATACTATTAGAGAATAAGCGTAAATAATCAGACCAAGAATTTTAATATATTTTCTACCACATTTTTCCCTATTTTTCGTGTTTTTCCTTTCGTTTCACAAACGATATCATTTAAACAAGTAGGATCGTTTCGTATCGCATCAATCAACTGTGTAATAGTTCCAAATTTTTTCATAATGGCGATTGCTGAAACACTACTGATGCTCGGTATTTGACTTAATATTATTTCACCAATATTGTCTGGTGTAATATTATCCTTTTTCGTTTTTTTTACCACGTTACAATAGGGAATAGGTTCTTCTCCACCCCCTTCTTTTGATTCAGGTGTCCAAGGTAAATTTCCGCGTTCTAATTCACGCCCAAGTTTGTCTGCAGTATATAAAATCCATTCAGCGGTATTCACAACAGATTGTGTTCGAATTACACTAAACCCTTTATATAACTGTAGCATAGTCATGGCGGAATATACCATTTTTTTATCACGAGGCTGTCTTAATTGAGAAAAAAGGCCTTCGACTACATAAACAATATGATGTCTGTGTATACCAGACGAATGTATCAAACGGTATGATTGTTCTTCATAACGTCCGTCTTTAATACTTGATACAAGGTCTTGTAATGATTTTCTTTCTATAATTAATATTTCTTTATCGTCTTGGACAAAATGAATGTCGCCTAGACATATCGGTTTCTTTTCGATTTCAAAGGGTTTTTCCATCGTAGATTGCATTTCACATATAGCACTGTAGAGATGCGTTTCTCTGTCGTCCAATATTATTTTCATAATGTAATGTATTACAATTACATTAGAACTAATTATATTGTTTTCTTAACTAACAAATTTAATTGAAATAGGTGTTAGGTGTGTATGTGCTACCAATAGGCTTAAGAGCCTTGTGAGGAACACGGGTGTGTTTTAGACCCATTACGAGAGGACTACCAAAATTGGCCAAAGTATTACGTGTAGGATGAACGGCCATGGCGATGGCGAAATGATAATTGCGGCCTACTTGATAAGGAAGGCCGGCTTTTTTGTTTCCACCACCTTGGTTCTGATTAATGATGCTCGAGACAGACGCAGTTCTAGTTGTTGTGGACAAAACCATTTTCTTATATATAATAGTTATAGACAAAAAAAATTTAGTATAAAATTTATTCTAAAACAATTTAAAAGTATTAGTTAATAATTACTTATCCACTTCATTTTATTTAATTGAAATAAAATGAAAACAGCACTCGAAACTACTGAAACTTCTCATATGCGTATCGTTGAAGATGATGTTCGTATTGAACATAATGAACAAGGTCAAGAAATTTATGTGTTTGATCCATATAATCCCCTAAACAAGGCGATTTCAAAAAATAATATTGAGGTTATTCTGAAAAAATATGGTATCAATGCTTCTGTTCATAACCCTGATATCTACAAACGAGCATTTATTCATAGGTCACACTTGAAACGTCCTGATCTAGAAAATGAACAAAATAATATTAAAATTGTTCCTAAACCAGGTAATTGTTTACCTCTAAATTCCAAATCGAATGAACGGTTAGAATTTGTTGGGGATGGTGTTCTTGAGTGTATTACTAAATATATTTTGTATAGACGTTTTCCTAAAGAAAATGAAGGGTTTATGACCGAAAAAAAAATAGCATTAGTTAAAAATGAAGCGATTGGTAGATTAGCGTATGAGATGGGATTGCACGAATGGGTTGTTTTATCAAAACACGCAGAACAAAAACAGACGCGAACCAATCTAAAAAAACTAGGATGTCTATTTGAATCGTTTCTAGGCGCTCTATTTCTAGATTTCAATAAAATCGATGTTAAAGACGATAACGGTTGGTTTTCAGATGTATTTATTACTGGTCCTGGTTTCCAAATGGCGCAGATATTTATAGAAAACGTATTTGAAAAGCACGTAGACTGGATTAGTCTTATTAAAAACGATGATAATTACAAAAATATATTGCAAGTGCGTATTCAAAAAGAATTTAAAATTACTCCCGATTATTTGGAAGAATGTGAACATAATAGTGAATCTGGTTATCATATGGGTGTATACCTATGTTTAGGGCAACCTATTCATTCTGTTACGATAAATCAAGCAAAGTCTATAACTGATTTCACAACTTTTCAGGATATACATCAATATATGTGTTTGCACGGAAAGGTATTAATAAATTTAGGTAAAGGGTTGCATAAAATCAAGAAAAAGGCAGAACAGATTTCGTGTGAAGAAGCGTTACGCGTATTACAAACATTTTCATAAGGAATAAACCGATTATAAAGAATTTTGTGTATTTTTTATCAAACCTGATGATATTATTCGGTTCATATTTTACCAAATAAACTACGACAAATATAATAAACCTATAGATTTGTCGTGTACAATGTTATATAAATCGGTTTGAAGTTTGTTTTATTTGTTAGTATAATACTAAATAAAATTGTGACGGTATATTATATTACAATCTATATTATGGATATTTATTTAGCCAATTTGAAGGAAAAAACAGCACCAAATATTAAACAAAAACAAGGTATCTCGGTTTATTTTACTAAAACTGAATTGGTATCGCCTGAAATGGACGAAGGTTTCGTTGAACAAGACGGAGAAGGTGATATATTAGTAGATTATCGAGAAGATGCCGATTATAAAAAAATTGAAAAAAAAATTGCGTGTAAGATTATTGATGGTAGAAAAACCAGTAATATTAATCGAGAAATATTAATGAAACAATTACAAGAAAAAAAATTACTACCCGTAATAAAAAAAGCTGAATCACAAACAAAAATGGCTGAAACTGTTATTCTCGAAGATGACGAGGGACCTGGTATTGAATTACAAAATTCAGAACAAGATTTACAAAAAAGTGAAGAAGAACGAGATGATGATGATGATGAAGAAAAAGTCGAGGAAGAAGAGCCGGTTGATGATGAAGAAAAAGAGAAACAACCAAAAAAGGTAATAATAAAAAGAAAAAAGAAGGTAGACGAAACCCAAGAACAACGTATAATAAACGATGTTAATCCAAATGAAATATTAAATGGTGTAACAATAAAGAAACGACTACCCAATTCTTATCAGCATCGTCTAAAAACATCGGCGTTTTACATGAACAATCGAAAAAAATTTATAAGTGAATTGGGACCAATGTTTGAAGATTATAAAAAAGAATTGGAAGAGGAAGCTGGTGGAAAACCGAAGAGTAAACCATCCGGATTTTCACCTATGATACATCAAAAAGTAGTAAGTGATTATTTAAATCTTTATACGCCTTATCGTGGACTATTATTGTTCCATGGTTTAGGTTCAGGTAAAACGTGTAGTTCTATAGCAATTGCGGAAGGAATGAAATCACAAAAACAAATATTTGTATTAACCCTAGCATCATTGAAGGCAAATTTTTTCAATCAAATGAAAGAATGCGGTGATCCAATTTACAGATTAGATCAATATTGGGAATTTATATCCATTGAAGGAAAACCCGATTATGTTTCTTTGTTATCAAAAATTTTATCCATTCCCGAGAGTAGTATAAAAACTCGCAAGGGTGCGTGGATGGTAAATATTACAAAAAAAACGAATTTCGACGATTTAAGTGATGATGATAAAAAAATATTAAATAATCAAATAGACGAAATGATCCGTAGTAAATATACGGATGTTAATTATAATGGCCTGTTGGATTCAAATATAGATAGTGTATTAAAAATGCCTCCAGGTTCATTTAAAAAGGGTAAAATCAATCCATTTGATAACAGTGTTATTCTCATCGACGAAGTACACAACTTTGTAAGTATGATTGTGAATAAAATACGTGTGAAAGATAAAAAATCGAATGCCTATCGTTTATATGAATATCTTATGAGTGCTACAAATGCCCGTATTGTTTTGTTGTCGGGAACACCTATTATTAATTATCCAAATGAAATAGGCGTTTTATTCAATATTCTAAGAGGATATATAAAAACTTGGACATTCCCTATTAAAATGTTACAGGGTGCAGAAACACCAACAAGAGACAAGGTAACATTATGGCTTGAACAAGAAGGATTAAATCAATTTGATGAAATTAGTGTTAAACCAGAATTTATAACAATTACTCGAAACCCTTTTGGTTTTATTAATACAAATTTAAAACAAGGACAACGTAAAGGTGGAGGTAAAGAAAAAAAAACAAAACGTGTTAAATCTGTTTCCAATAGAAAAACCAAGAAAAAACAGCCTGAAATAGTGGAGATG